CCAAAAATGTCTGCACTATAATAATGTTCAGCTCCGCATGTAGAACGATCGCACCTTACTCTATACAAAAGACATGATTTTTTCAAAAGAGAATTTCCATATTTCAAAGCACCCACGACTAAAAGAGTATCCTCGCTGGCAATGGCATCTGTATTTTCAGGAATGTGCGTTTCAACCTGATTAAGAATGGTCTTCTTAATCCATTTATTCCAGCACGGAAATCCGATTTCATCTAATAACCCGCCGTCAAGAATGTCTTTATATAAATCATCTTTTTCGTAATTTGTATTGTAGATTGGAGATTCTTCATTACAGTAGACTTCATGTCCGAAAGTGATTATGTCATAATTCTTTGACAGTTCACCTTCAAGTTCAGCAGAAACCTCAAGAACCTCATCATCAGCATCAACAAACCAAATGTAATCTCCTGAAGCAAGTTCAACGGCTTTTTTTCTCCCTCGTACTTGTCTGGCATTGTATCCAAATCTATATATGAATAAGTCACCTGTTTCTATTGGAATGTCTTTGAATTCTTCTCTGTTGTCAATAAGAATGATTTCATAAAATAAATGAACATTAGTTTGTATTTGGTTCAGCAGATTGTGAATATACATATAATCTTTATCACAAAATAAAATTGCTATTGTAAGTTTCATTTAGGATCTATCTCCGTATAAGATACTGTATAAGTTAGGCTTGTCTCTCCGGGATTGATACGCCATATTCCATCAAGAAGCTCGTGCATGAAAGGATTTTTTGTTGTCGAACCGTACAGTCTAATTGTGGTTTTGGATGCCGCCGAAGAAAGCATTGTACTAAGACTTACCGAAGCAAGAGGATTACCTGCCACCGAAATGTCACCTGCCATAAACGTGTATTCTTGATATAAAGAACCTTTTTCAAGTCTTACTTTATAATTTTCTGCAAATCTACATGTTGAGCTGATGCCTGTCAGTTTTGTAGTATAAAGTGTTACGCCGGATGTAGGTGCAGATTGTGAAAAGGAAAATGTAAAAGTGATGGCCGGCATTTCTTCTGATAATCCACTGACAGTCAGCTCGTTTTTAACGAGTTCGCAAAAATTCATACCAGTTACATTTCCTGTATTTGTTTTTGCATATCTTATACCGTTAGATACTTTTGTACAAAAATAATGATGATAACGTCTGGAGACATCTGCGGATTCTGTGTATAAAGGTATGTTATGAATCCTATTATCGCGCCCTTTGTATCTGATTCTGTGGTATCTGTCAAAACTCATTTTATTCTATCCAAATATCTCCGAGTTCAGGTGAAGAAGGTGCTGATGTTCGGATACGAGAACGAGTAATATCTACTACAGTCTGTGCTGAAGGATTTGCATCACCCCATTTTAAGGCAAAATCATTTGAAAACTGAACAAAACCATTTTCACTTGATGATTTTCCGTCTAGAGATTCAGAGATGATACCAGAACCAGCCTCACGGCCACGAGATGTATAAAGTTTGTAGAAATAGAATCCAGAATCAGAATCATACTGATAGCCTAAGGTTCCATACAGATTTAATGTTTCAATTGAGAAAACTGTACCAAAATTATAGTTACTATCAAGTTTTTCGACCTTTTTAAAAGAATTTCCTCCATCGAAAGAAATAAATAATGAATTCGGTTGTGAATAATTATAGGCAGAAATAACACCTGCTGACTCCACTACATTTAAGGAATTTGCTCCTTGCCCAAAAGGAATAGTAAGATTGCAAGACTTAAATTCTGAAGGGTTTTGTACGTCAATATATTTCAGTTCTCCATCACTTGAAAAGAAGAATATTCTACCATTGTAAAATTCCATGCTAGCCCACATTTGTGGAATAGGAGTTATAAATGCATTTTCTTGAAGACTTTCAAAATTTTCATCAGCAAAACAGATTCCATTTGTCCCAAATCCAAACAATCTGTTATCATATACGTTCATATAATGATTATTGCCATAGGATGCAGTTTTTAGAATATTAGGAACTGAAGAAAGATTAAATGAAGAATCAATTAAAATCAAATTGTCTGAACTGGCGGAACCAATTATTATGTTATTATCAGTTACATACACATTTCCATCAAAAGGAAGCGTAAGATGTGTCCAAGTCGTATCAAAATTCTTCGTAATCCAAAAATCTGAATTCTTTTTAATAAAAAATGCTCCAGGTGTCCTCCAGTTACCACATTTTGCATTTGTGTAATAATCCACATTTTCAACAGGAGTAATTCCAGAAATAGAATTCCATGTAAGATAATCTTCCGTATAATAATTTTCCTCCGAAGTTACAACAATAGCTTTCAAAGTGCCTTGCTTCCATATTGCCGTTGCAAGCACAGAGTCAACTCTGCTTAATGAGTTTTTTAAAGCGAGTGATTTTGTCGAAGTTTTAAAATCCTCCGTCAAAAAGATTTCACCCCATGTGTCTATAAATGCATAATAGCCACCAACCTTTCCTGCCATAAGTGAAGTAATTCTATAAGCATTATTATCAAAAAAATTAACTGATTCATTCCAGTCTTCTCCCTGCCTTGAATACACACCATCCGTTGTCTGAACGCAGCCTATCAAATTCAGGGCAAGCAGCCCGCTTGCCAAAAATTTTGTAATTAATTTGTCACTCCACATTTCTTGTTGTCCTACCTTTCCGAGATATTGGCTTATCGCAAACTGGAATTCGCGGGTTGCGGCGGTAAGCCTTGGGTTCTTTCCCATGTATATCATCATATCACCGATTGACGGATTTTTCGAATTAATAGAACCGCAGTATTCAGAAAAAAGCAGAGATAGAGACTGTAACTCATCAATAGTTGCCTGCTGTGAGAAAAACCTTTCTATAAGTGCAATGTTGCAATACAGGGTTTCCATATAAGTTCCACAAATAGAAGGTATAGGGAGTTCCTTTGTCCGATAATAACCTGCAATACCGAGAAGGTCACCTGCCATAATTGCAATAGCTTTAGAATATAGTGCATTTGATGAAGATATTTCATTCCAGAATGTTCCGTTGTAATACATTATCTTTGGAGCTGCGGTTGAAGCAGTCGGTGTTACGGCACGTGTATCAAATACAACGGCACCGCGTCTTGCGTTTCTTGCAGTTATGGCTGCCTTTGTGTAACCGTCACCTGAACGTGTTACCTTATACGGTGTTATGCTCGCATTGGTATATTGTGTAACAGTTGCAACAATACCTTCATAATAAAGATCAATCGGTTGTGTGATTGATGACAAAAGACAAGGAGTTATAGGCGTTACTGTAACGATACCTTCACCTGAGTATGCATGAATTTTTGCAAGAGCTATGTAATCTGCAGCAGTTATTGAAGTAGCAGCTACATTACCAGATGTTAAATCGTTTGCTATTTTGTACCATCCAGAACCAGAATAATAAGCATATTCTGGACGAGAAGGACTTGAAGAACTTGTCGAAGTTTTTGGAATAATAATATATCCATCCATAGCAGCATTGCTGTTCAACATTCCTTTAGAATAATAGGTAACACCGTTGACTATTACATAACCTGCTGTATCAGCTTCAGCACCATTACTGTCATATCCACACACATATACTTCTCCTACATTTGGAGAACTGAAAGTTGAGTAATTAGCACGGAATGCAATAGTCCGAGATGAAAAACCACGGTCACCCTTATTTCCCTGTTTACTTGCAGAAATAGTTATAGTCTTAGTTTCTGTTACTGTCGTACCTTCATACTGTACGGTGACATTTACAGTAGCATTTGCGCCTATTACCGTAGTTATTCCCGTAGGTTCAAAGGTAAGTGTTGCAGTCCCTCCAGATACGCTGACAGTCGGAGTCTTAAAACCTGTAGGTGCAGAAGGTACTACAACCTTGAACTGTTCATTGGTTGGTGTTCCTATAACGGCGGTTAAGGCAGTATCTCCTCTGTATGCCTTAAACTGAACCTGATATGTAGTTGCAGAAAGCGGCTTGAGAGAATTATCTGTTGCGACTGAAAAGTTCTGGTTTGATATACCGCAGGTATAGTTTTCTCCAAGACGGATGGAATATTCTGTATCAAGTTCTGTTGCACTTGAAGACGTTTCTTTTATAACACACTTAACGTGGGTTGTAGTGTTAAGCGCGTTTGTAGTTGCAGATGTTCCAGTACCTGTTTTGTGACTTGTATAAGTAGAACCGTCTGACGAAATCAAAATCTGATAATACACACTCGCCGCAGTTCTTACTCCGCTTTCCCATTTGTAAAAATTAAAGGTTACCGTATTACCTTTTTTATACGTAGAAGGACATTCTATTTCATAAGTAACTGAATTATCACCATCCCTTGTTACCGAAACATTTATTGTCTTTGTAAACGTCTTACCGTTGGTAACAACAGACAGTGTTATGATTCCGGTAGATGGAGTTCCGTTTGCGGCCATTGAAAGAGAAACAGAACCTTCGGCAGAGGCAGTTCCATTTACAATGGTTCCGACGGTCAAGCCGGTTGTGTTACCACTTGCAGTTATGGTTGAAATCAAATGGTTAGTTCCGTCATATGCGCCGACATTTACAGTGGCACTGAACGCTGATTTCAGTTTGCCGTCTTTATCGCAGGCAAGAGTTATATTCTCGTTACCGATATAAACCTCAGTGTTTGCTATTCCTAAAAGTTCATCAAGACTAGGTTCGGTACCGTCCATCTTGTCAAAGCGAATATCGTAAATATATGTTGTATCTTCTGCTGTCGGTGTTGTTGCTGATGCAGAATATTCAATCAGAGTTCCTGTATGAGCTGCGCTTGTAATGTCCTTGAAGCGGAAATTAGTTATGGAAGCGGATGTTTTCTTTTTAGTAACCATATCATAAACGCCACTTCCTGCAGGAGCTGTTGATATATCCTTTCCGGTGACATATCCTATTACCAGATACCATCTGTTAAGTGTTCCGAAATTAGTTGAACTTACATGATATGCAGAAGTCGATTCATTTCCATTCAATGCACGAATTGCACTGTTATATACTGTCTCAGAAACCCTCTCATACCCCCGAAATCCAAAATAATTTAAGAACTTATTGTTTGTCTTTTTTACATAGCAGGCATAGCGGTAGGTATATGAACTGTCAATTTTGACAGTTTTACTGTATGGTACAACGCGATTGTTTGAAGACACGTTTGCAGCTCGTGTAATTTTTAATAATTTTGAAGTCGTACCAAACGGATTTTCTCCTTCTACTTCAGTCTGAGTTATACTGGTTCCTGCAGAATTGTAGCTTGCTTTTTTACTGTCACAAAAGAATCTGAATATATTTGATTCATCTGAGTCTTTCTTTCTTCTTCCTTCGTAGGTCCATCTTGCAGCAGATGAAGACTGTACTGTTCCTGCAGTCGTACATTTCCAGACATCCATTGTCAGCTCGTTGATGTATTCGTCACCAACAATTACTGCCATTGTATTAGATGTAACCCCGGTTGATGCTGTTGTAATCGTATATGCCTGTGCAGTTGGCATTATGTTGAAAATCTCTGTTCCTGTAAAAGTTTTAGTTCCTCTGGTTCCAGTTGCTCCAGTCTGACCGCGCTGACCGACAGTACCGTAAAGAGTTGTACATGAAATCTTATAATATCCGTCAGTTTTTGCACTTGGAACTGAAGTAATCTGAGCATAAACAGTCCCTGTAATATTTCCCTGCTCAGATAAGGTTGCAGTTATGACGAATACATCTCCCACCCGCATTCCTTCAACGGTACTGTTATTCCATGTAGTTACATAACCTGCTGCCTTATAAGTATTCCAGTTTGTGTTTGTCCATGTTCTTGCATAATCTGAAAAGAATGTCTTTGTGCCGGCTGCGCCGGTATCACCTTTGTCGCCCTTGTCTCCCTTATCGCCTTTGTCACCTTCAGCTTTGCTCCAGACGATACCGCTTTTTGCATTTGCTGCAGAGAACGTTGCGGCATCTGCCTGTGTCGTATCTGTATAGATTCCGACGTACTTACGTGATTCTGTTGTCGAGTAATTTGTTCCGTTTGTTGTGTCATCGCAGTAGACAAAATGCATGTAATACTGTGTGGCATCCTGTCCGTTTGTACCATTAGCTCCATTGGTTCCGTTTGTTCCAGGAGCTGCAAGAACTGTCCAGTATGTTGTATTTGTCGGAAGAATTGAACTTGATGCAGTGTGGGCCTTTTTGCAGACATAGCTTGTCTTGTTGGTGGTGTAGTAGACAACATTCATCAACTTATAAGCTGTACCACTTGCCCAGTTTCCCTTGCTTGTAAGGCTTGTTCCATTGGCTCCATCTTCACCGACAAACTTTGTCCATGTATAGGAAGCCTTATCTGTTGGAGCAGTTGAACTGCTTCCGCTGTAAAATCCTACATATTTTGTTGATGAAGAAGGAGTTGCCGTAAAATCCGTGCCGTCTGCATTTGCTGAATAGCGAACATAAGAATAAGAGCTTGCACCTGCATCGCCCTTAATTTTTGTCCACTTATATTTTGTCGGATCTGTACTGTCAGTTGCATTAGTGTCTGTATACTGTCCTATGTATGTCTTGTTCGCTGAACTTGTAGTGCTGAATCCGCTTGTTCCGGTTGAATTAGTCGCATAGGCAATATGCAGGTAGTAAGTATGTCCGTCCGCGCCGTTTGTACCTGGTATTCCTTGTTCTCCCTGGTCGCCTTGCAAGCCCTTGAATCTGGCCCATGTATATTTTGAAGGATCTGTGCTGTCAGATGAAGTATAATCAACATAAGTTCCGATGTATTCAGACGGAGTTTCTGTCATATCTGCGGCTGTAGTCGGATTAGCTTTTGATGAATATTTTATGTGGAAATAACTTGTCTTGCCGTTTGTACCATTTGTTCCGGGAATTCCCTGTTCCCCCTGCGGTCCTTGAATGCCCTGTAAACCGCGTTCTCCCTGGTCTCCTTTATCTCCCTTGTCACCATAAACACCAATAATACAGGGATTTGTATAGCTCGGATCAGAGTCGTCAGTATATGTTGTCTCCTCATAATTCCAAAGATATTTCTTAGTTGATGTCATAGTCTGGATTGCTGTAGTCCAGCCGGAAGTTGAACGAGAGACTCCAGAAGAAGCAGCTGTAGCAAGATAATATTCTGTGATTCCGGCAATTCCACGGCCAGCCTGTCCGTCTGTTACATATCTTGAGGCAACATGAGGTGCTTTATATTCTTTTGTACCATCGCTGTAAACGACAAGTTCAGCATTGAGAAGATAAGGTTTTGCCGAAGTTGGCTGAGAAACAGAAGTACTCCATGTTGAGATTGTGCTGGTGCTGAATGTTTCTGTTGTATTTGCCGACAGCTTGTAATATTCAGTAATGCTCTGTATTCCTTTTCCATCCTTTGCTCCAACTCTTGTATAACTCCAATTACTCATATCATTCTCCTTCAACAAATCTTGTTCTTATCCAAAGGTATTTGCCTTCCTGTATTTCTGGTGCAGAAGAAGTCCAATTAAGAGCTTCAAGCTGCTGTGTTGTCATTTCATAATCCCCAGAAGCAAACTCAAACTCCTGATGTCCGCCGGGTGTTCCTGGAATACCGTCTTGTCCTCTAGTGTAAGCTGGTGCACTCCATTCACCTTCAAAGATATTCCGAGCAGTTTTTGAAGAAACCCATACACTTTGAGCTGTCTTTGTGTGATGCCAGCCTTCGTTAGTTCCGTCTCCTGTTGCAAGCGGCGGTTGATTTATGTCGTCATGATAAGTAAAAAATGTTCTCCATTCAGCTTGAGTTATCTGTCCACTGTCAATTGCACCATCTGTTTCAGAAAGATTGTTTACAAACTCAGGAAGAACAAAATCTGGATCGTCAACTCCGAATATTTCCGGGGCATAGTCTACACAGATTAAGTCAGCACTCAGGTTTTCTCCGCACTGAATATCCGTAACAATCAAATCCCTTGAATCGTTTCCAGCTTCTCCAAATGTGAATAGGCAGCCTTCAAGTTCAGAAGGATTTTCAAAAGAAGAACCTGTTACCGTAACAGTCAGACTGGTACCTGCAGCTGTAACAACGCTTCGTATTTCAGCACTTCCATCCTTATGTCTGATTCTTATTGCATAGGATTTTCCAGCTTCCATCGTAACTTCTTCATCAAGCTCTATGTATGAATCCTGTATGGAAACAATACGTCCCTGTTTGAGCCCCGCAAGCGCAATGTCTCCGGCATACTTAATCCAGTCACCCTTACGGCACATAAGATATTCAAAATCGCAGGAAAACTTAACGACTGCAAAGCGATGATTTGAAACCGCATAATTGTACATGCCTATTTTCAAAGCCTGGTTCTTATCAGTAACACCCCAGAGTGGAACAGACTGAGAAGTAGCCGGCTCAACTCCAGACTGCTTGTTTCCTGTAGGTGTATTGTAAACAGAAGCTTCATTTTCAGCATAGCCGGAATCTTTGTCTACAAATCCCATCTTCATTTCATCAGGAACATCAGAAAGAGCCATTGTTTCCTTGAAGTCATGAGAATTGCGTGGAGTAAAAAGCTGTACATACGAATCCCGTGCAATATCCTGGATTACGGTAATTTTGCTGTTTATTTTCAAGATTTCCGCACGGCAGGTTGAGCCGATTGCAGAAAGAAGGCTGCTGATAGACATATCCTCGCAGATATAGGCATTGCATTCATAGCTGTTATCTGCACACCAGGTAAAAAGTTTTTCAAACGAAGCTTTATCTATTTCTGAGTTTTCAAGCTTCTGCTGTGCAACTTCTCCCTGCATTGCATACATAGCAGCTGATGCAGGATTGCTTGACAGTGCATTGCTCCAGCTTGAGTTCTGAGTGTTATACGTTGGCAGTTTTGACTGTGCAACAAAGTTTAATTGTTCCACAATGCCATTAAGTTTTTCTGATGATTTGATTTTAAGGCCTATAAGAGTAAGCTGGCAGCATCGTTCAGTTCTTACCGGCTGTACAGATTTTGCAGCTCTAATTGAACCGACATAAACGGAATCAATAATCTTTGTATCTGTACTGTCTTCTGATACCCTTGTTATCCTTACAGTGTAAGCTGATGCGGTCAGGTTGCTTTTGGTAATTGCATATCTTTTTGTCTTAAGCTCGTGTCCTGTTATTTCGTTGCTTCCGCTGGAGAAGTATCCAAGCAAAGTATAAGCAGAATCCGACTGGTCAGACCTCTTATATTCTGCCTTTACTGTTACGCTTGTATCTACGACTTCACCATCATCATTGTATTTTCCTAAGCCGTTGTAGAAAAAAATATCAACATTCAGCTGTGTAGTTTTATCTGGTGTTGTTCTGATTACGGCACCATCCTGTCCGTCTTCTGTCTGATGCTTGAGTAATGTATTAAGCTGTATTTCATGAACGCATTTGTCATAAAGAGGCGGTGTATTTTGTCCGTCTGCAATCTGCATTTGAATTAATGAATCAGGATTAGAAGAGCTCAGTATTCTGGAAATATTTCCTGTTGCTGAATAATCCGTAATTTTTGTTTCGCCAATTTTAATTGTGGAATTGTCAATCTGGATGTCTTTCTGACCTACGCAAAAAAGCTGATAAAGCCAGACAACTCCACTAGAATCTACCCAGGTATATGGATTTGCGCAAAGGTCTGCATAAATACGTCTTTTACCGAAAAGCACTGGAACCGTACCATAAGGTCTCAGCTGATTACGGCTTCCTCGAACAGAAGGATCCTGTTCCGGTTTTTCTCTGTCTGTATTCGGAATATTCATGTTATAGAGCGCAACACCGCCGGAAAACATTCCGATACCGGCACCTATAAGGGCAGCGCCTATTCCGCCTCCAATTCCTGTCCAGCCTGTGCAGGCAGCAACTATAACACCTATTATTGCAAGTCCTGTACCGGCAATCTTCATTCCAACTCCGGTAGACTTGTTGTCACCTTCAGGTACAAGCTTTATGTAAACTCTCTGACCTTCTTCTGGTATACGTTCAAAATCAGTAATGATTTCGTCATCAATCATTACACGCCAGCCAGTATTTACGGCATGAAGTGCATCAATTTTATTTATAATTTCCTGTACTGTAATTCCCTGTTCAAAAAAGAAATCCTTACGTTCCTGAGAAAACGGATTGAGACATGCACTGACTTGTATCGACACGGTACCACCCCTCGACACATCCGGCAAGCTGAGGACTTGAAAGCCTTTCGCATACTGCGCCCAAGTTGTGTCTTGAATGGATTATATAACCGTCACCAGCATACAAGCCTACATGACAAAGCCTTCCGTTCATTCTCATAAGTACAACAGCTTTTTCTTCAGGAGTATTTATTTTGTCTCCGCAAAGGATTGGTATGTTTTCCAGGAAAAGCTTTTTAGTTTCTTCAATTCGTAGAGCATCGGTATAGTCGCCGATAAGAATAGGAAGTTCAATACTGTATTCATTACAGAGTATAAGACGCACAAGTCCGTAGCAGTCGCAGCCTGTTTCATCACGTCCGCCAGAAACAAAAGGAATGCCGATGTAATTCTTTACCCAGTCATACATAAAAGCCCCGCATCAAAAAAACATTCCTGGAAAATCATTAGGATTGTAGGTTAAAGTCGTAAACTTTTTGTCATGCATGTATGAATCGTAAAGCTCGCCTGTTATTGAGTTTACGTCTGCGTTGATGTTGCGCAGTATAAAGTTCAAAGGACCTTCAATACAGTTGTTGGGCTCGCTTGCCATTATCACACTAGCTGTACAGGTAATTTCTTTCTTTTCGTTTCTGCTTTGGATTACCGCCGATTTTATTGCTCTGTAAATTGAAATGTCGGTATTATCTATCTGGAGACGGCAGGACTTGTTTCCATCACTGGACTGGTCAGGCAAAAGAACGGTAAACGCACAGGGCGTATATGTGTTTCCGTTAGAAATGATTTCTTCCGTATTGTCTGTTACGCGCAGAACAGCAGTTCCGTCATACTTAATTTCAAGCAGATTCAGAATGACTTCCGAAGTTTCAGGGGCGGTCATTGCCTGTTTTGCATTTGTAGAAAGCTGTGTATTAGGCATTCATCTTCTCCAATTGCATTGTTATTATCCAAAGTCCGTCACTGGACTCTTCCGTATATTCTTCAAGAAAGCGAAACTCTGCCAGCTGTAAAGTTTGCGGATCTTTCATTACAAAGCGAAGCACCCCGCTTCCAAGAATGTTATCATACCAGTCTTCCAGATATTCACGCTGCGCTTCTGTAAGAACTACGCTTCCCGTAAACTCCTTTGTTGAAGCTGTGTAACGTCTTCTGGCTTTCTGAGGTCCTGCATCCATTTGTGTTCTTACAACGTTTGATTTTTTCTTTCCGCTCAAACCTTCAAGCCTTATTACCTGCGGTAATGTTTGAGGCCATGTTATGTTTGTCATGCTATACCCCCTGTACTTTCAGCCCATATCGGCTCTTTAATGCACGGTCAGCTTTTCCGCCTGCTATGTGCTGATTTATCATAGAACCTACAAGAATCTCAATCTTGCGTTGTCCGTTTTCATCTTCTGTATCGTGAACTTCTACAGGCTCATCTGAATAAACTGTAACCGGAACGTTTACCTGAACGTCACCACCACCAATGCCGGATGCAGAAACGCCAAGTGAACCGTCGGCACCGCGGGTAAGCGGCATTATTGCTTCGGGGCCAGCTTCTCCCATAAGCCCGGTTCCAAAGCCGCTTCCTTTTGCGAATCTGAAATATGTCGGCTTTGCTACAATCTGATTTGTGAACGTCCCGCCTTTTGCAAAAGCGGTGTAAGCTTCATCTCCGTAAACTCCCCCCAGAGCGTTGGCCTTTGCACTTTCTTTCTTGCCGTTTACATATCCGGCAACAACCTGGTCTGCAAGCCCTGCAGCCAAAAGTCCAAGTCCCAGAGGCCATTGATTTTGTGCAATAAGCATTAAGCCTGCCTGCATAAACAGAAGCGGCAGTTGATTCAGGATTTCAGAAGCCATTGATTCGAGAGCTCGCTGCATAGAATCTGCGGCATCTTCGCCTTCACCAAGAGATTGTCCTAATTCTTTTAAGCCTGTAACAACTCCATCCATTGCAAGATTTGCAAGATTTACTCCAAGGTCTGTTATGACTTTATTTGAGGATTCAACGTTTTCTTTAAAAAGATTAAGCTTTTCAACGGCACTTCCTATCTTTTCTTCAAGCAGATCATTCCAAGAATTAATGCTATTCTTGTCATTTTCTCGAGCATCTTTCTGTTCCTGGATAAGTCCTAGCAGTTCTTTTGCACGTTCTATCTGTTTTTCAGTTGCTTCGACTCCTACAAGCTTGGCAATTACAGCATCCTGTTCTGCCTTGACAATTTCTTCATCCGTCATCAGCAGTTTTTCATATTCATCTTCAAGAGCTTTTACTATGTCAGAAGCTTCAAAAGCTTTTTTCTGGTCATTCAAACTTCTGTAGTAGTCAATGAGTTTCTGAACAGATGCATCTGCCGTAGAATATACTTCGTTGATTTTTTCTGCAGGAATGCTGAGGAGCTGAGTTATTACGCCTTCAACCTCGCTCATCTGGTCTTCAATTGCAGCTGTAAAATCAAAGTCATTTCCTAAAAGATTTGCCAGTTCTTTATTGTCTTCAAGAGACTGTTTAAGACCGCTTATATAAAGCTCTCCTGCCTGTTTTCCAGTTGAAAAGCTTTCGGCACTTATTCCGGTTGCATCTTCCCAGAACTCTTTCCAGCTCTTCTTTCCGTCGTCATTAAGCGTCTTTATTTTCTCGCGGATTTTCTTTTCGATATAATCAAGCTGAGTCAAAGCTTCTGAGGTGTCTATGATGTTTCCGTCCTTATCCTTTACGGGCTTTAAAAGTTCCTCTCTTTTCTTTTTGATATCTTCAAGTTCTTTTTCGTAGTTTTTAAGCTGGATTGCCGGATCATCTTTTCCAAGTTTTTCATAGTTTTTGGAGATTTCGAGCATGAGGTTGTTTATTGCAGAGATAGCAGACTCTAATTCATTTTCTGATGCCTGTAATTCCTGTTCGGCATTTAATGTTTTTAATACACTCTGTTCAACATCCTTCCATTGCTCAACATGTTTTTGATGGTTCTTTAATCCTTTTTCAAAAGCTTCTTTCTGAGATTTTGTCCAGGCTTTATTAATTGCATCAGTTGAAAGTTCCACCTGTTTCTCATAGAGCTTAATCTGATACCGAGCTTCTTCAAGCTTTTCATCATCAGAAAGCGAATCCCAGAACGCAGAATAATCCTTCATACGCAGCATTTCTTTACCAGCCTGACGCATTGCTTCTGCAGTACCTTCAAGATAATCTGCAACAGGATTTCCTTTGATTTCTCCAGAGATAGCTTTTATAGTATCTACAAAACCTTCAGCCATTGCTCTCTTAACATCTTCCCAGGCGTTTTTAATTTGAGTTGCACTATCTGCGGCAGCTTCTGCTGCTCCACCAAACGTTCCGTTTAATTCATCAAGAATTATTTTTTGAGCCCCTGCAGCATCGCCTGTATCAAGTAGAGATTGTATTACTTTTTTTTGTGATTCTGAAAAATTGAAACCTTGTTTTTTGAGGGAATCCATTCCGTGAATTGGATCATCTAAAGCTTTACCAATACTTTGAGCAGCCGAAGACAGATCCATTTTCATAACAGTTGCCATGTCAAGGATTGCTTTTGTTGCATCTTCAAAAGTATCTCCCTTTATGTTCCTAAAACCGAGAAGAACAGATTGCATAGAGTTTATTGAATCAGCAGTATAGTTTGTTGTTTTCTGTAATTCTCCAGCCATTTTCTGGAGCTCTAAAGAAGTTGTCCATGCTGTTGCGCCAGTAGCTTCAAGTGTGCTATTTAGAATAGAAACAGCTGCGTTGTGTTCACGATAAGCTTCTGCACATTGTTTTGAAAAATCAATGACAGCCTTAACAGAAAAAGCAGCCCCGATTGCACCGCCGAGCTGCTTGAACATTTTCTCAGTTGTACCAGTCTGCTTATCAACACTCTTGAGATTCTTTATTGCCTTGTCTACTTCTGCCGTTACCAGAACGCGAAGCTCTTCGTTAATGTCCGCCATTATTCTTTTTCTCCCAGGCTATATAACCTGCTTTTTCCCTGTCGAATAATTCTACAATGGAGCGCACAAATTCAGGCTCTGCCAGATAGCCTTTGCCCTGTGGCCATCCGTAGGCACTGATCCTGTGCCACATCTGAATCAGCTGAGAGAGTTCTTCTGTAATGTAGTTGGAAAAATCTTTGCGCTGGAGCCTCATGTAGCCGGTTTCATTTTCCGGCCAGAAAAGGCATTCATACTTTTCGTTATATTCGGGCTCCCAGTCTGGCGGCCAGAAGCCCGAAAACAGGATTTGCAGTCCTATTCGATATTCTTTTTTTTTGAATCGGTGAGCTTATCTCCGGAAACTTCAACGACAATTGCATCGATGATTGCTCCGATACCATAGGCACGGCATTCTGCAAGCTCCTTGCCGCTGGTGATTTTGCGTTCCTTGCCGTCAGTATCTTTGACAGAAAGGTTTCGAACTTCACCAACACAAGTACGCAGAATCAAAGCAGAATCAAACTTTGTATCTACGGTTATGCTGCTGAACTTTTTAGGGGCAGTGTAGTTTCCGTCCTTGTCGAACGGCTGATCATCCGGGTAGAACTCCGTGCGAGTAACGACCTTTTTAAAATCATTACTCTGGAATCCTGTAGGCCTGATGATTTCTACTGCAAGCTGCTCATCTTCCTTCTGCGAAAGGTTGTCCTTAACATCAGGATAGAACCAGTATTTAGGCTGCTCTGTCAGAACCATTATGCCACCTCTTTAACCTTGTAGTAGATTACGCCAGGATTGTTTCCGCCGTCGAGCGAATAGTTGAAGTTGAAGTTCTGGGCTCCGTCCAAAGGCTTGTCCATTGTGAGCGAATCTACAGTTACAGGGAAATGTTCCCACATGGCAATTTCACCAACAATTTCGGTTTCACGGCGGCTGAGCATATAATCCTGCTTGCGCTGTGTTGCCTTGTAAACTGTGATGTGTCCGTCATCATCTTCTTCTGTGATTGCGCTGAACTGATTCAAGAGCTCTTTCTGAGCTTCTGAGTCAACGTCAACCATACCGTTGATTGTTCCGCTTCCTTCAGAGAAAGGAGATACGGTGTATTCTCGGATTCCGACTTCAACATTTTCCTGAGTTGTAATGTCGGTTTTGTTTCCGTTTCTGCTGTTTGAAACATCAGTTACAAAGCTGATGAGTGTCAGAGTAAGCGGAATTACTGCATCTCCAGTTGCAAGAGCCTGACCT